AAGGAGTTTTGGATTTATGAGGATGGCGAAAATGGGTTTCCTGAGGATATAGCAGCACAGTATCCGTTCATACAAATATTTGCACATAAAAAACGACAAGGTCAAATACACGCACTCGATACATTGTGGCAACAAGTAACCACCACATACGCCTTCACCATGGAAGATGACTGGGAATTTTTACGCCCCGGTTTTATTGAGGCATCAATGGAGGTGCTGGAACAAGATGATAAAATTTTGCAGGTATGGTTAAACCCGTTGGAACCGCTTAACCAACATCAGGTTAATTGGGTTGGTAATTACGGCATCCTATCAACATCAGGAGGTGTATGGGCAGGCACCCGTTTCAACCCTGCACTAAAACGCAAAGCAGATTACGACTTAATTGCGCCGTTCAGTCAGCATACCGATTGGAATCCTGCAAAGCCATGGAAAAGTGAAGCGGATATTTCAAAGGTTTATCATAAATTAGGGTTTAAAGGGGCGATATTGCCTGAACAATACATTAAACATATCGGCGGAAATCGCCACGTTGGAGCATGAAAATATTATATCGGTTTGCGAGTAGAACAAGGCCTGACAGGCTTTTTAAATGCTTAGATAATATGTTTGCTATGATGAAGCATGACAACTTTGTGATTAGTATCACTGCTGATATTGACGATGCATCAATGTTTAATGATGAAGTCAAAGAACGCATTTATTCCTATAAAAATACCTTGCTTTGGTATGGTATATCTTTTTCAAAAATAGATGCCATAAATAGAGATACCGCATTTACTGAGGATTGGGACATCCTGATTAATATGTCAGACGATATGGAATTTATCCAGCATGGTTTTGACCTAACAATAATAAACGATTACAATAAACTGCCCGGTGGTGATGTGCTTATGCATTACCCTGACCAGGCTGCCGGCCCTGCATTAATCACCATGGCCATAATGGATAAAAAGTATTATGACCGTTTCGGGTATATTTACAACCCTGAATATAAAAGCCTGTTTTGTGATAATGAGCAGCAGGAAGTTGCAAAGATACTCGGCCGGTATAAATATTTTAAAACAAGGTTGTTTAACCACAATCACCCTGCATGGGGATTGGCTCCCGTTGATCCGTTAATGGTTCACACAGAATCATTTCACGCTGAAGATAAAGCAACTTTTGAACGTAGGAAATTAATTAATTTTGGGTTATGATTTTAAGTGTTTTAATATGCTCCCTAACCTCCCGTTCACAGCAACTTGAAACGCTGCTGGCAGAACTATTGAAACAGCGTAACGGCAACAGTGAAGTTGAAATCCTGACCAATATTGACAATAAAGAAAAATCCACCGGATTAAAGAGGCATGAATTACTGGAATCGGCAACAGGTAAATACATTATTTTTATTGATGACGATGACTGGCCGGAACCGTGTTACATTGCTGAACTTTTAAATGCCGCTGCCAGTGATGCCGATTGCTTTGCGATTAACGGATGGATAACAACAAACGGCCGCAACCGTATTAACTGGCGTTTAAGTAAGAACTACGAGAACAAAACAGTAAAAGAGAATGGCCATGTACCTATTTACCTTCGCAAAACAAACCACATTACAGCAGTAAAGCGTGAAATTGCTTTGCAGGTAGGGTTCCCGGATAAATCAAACGCTGAAGATAAGTGGTACTCGGACAGGGTTGCGCCACTTTGTAAAACTGAATTTCAAATTAAGCCTATGATGTACCATTATAGGTTCACAACTTTTAATAAAGAATACTGATGCTGCTATCTATATTAATCCCCTCCATCCCAGAACGCCGTAACCAGCTTACTGCCTTACTGTATGAACTGTACACACAGATACTAAACTTAAACCGTACCCATCCATCATTGGGCAGCGTTGAAATATTAGTTGATGACAGCGTTAAATTTTTAGAAGGAGGTTTATCTATTGGCGCAAAGAGGGAGATACTTAAACAGCGGGCAGGCGGTAAGTATTTATGTTTTCTTGATGATGACGATAAGCCAACACCAAACTACATTGAAACGCTTGTAAGGCTTTGTAATGAAGATCAGGATATTGTTACGTTCAGAACACTGGTAAAGAATGATCATTATTGGGCCATTATTGATATGCAGCTTGCCACGCTTGAAAATAGTGAAGTAACGCCACACGGAACCACTGCACGTACTGCCTGGCATATTTGCCCGGTAAAAAGTTCTATTGCAAAGAATGAATCTTTTAATACTTTGAATCACAATGAAGATTGGGATTGGATGCAAAGGGTTTTGAAAAATGTTCATTCAGAATCTCACAGCGATATGATTTTAACGCAATACAATCACAGTGAATCAGGTAGTGAGGCAGACAGAATTGAACGGCCTGAGGCTGCCGGTATAATCCACCGTACCTGTTTAATCAGCTTAGCTATTGATGGTAGGGAAAAATACACAGATAAACTTATCGGTTTAGAAAATAGCCTGCACAACTGGCCATACGATACCCGTATTTATAAGGCTTATCCTGGTTACTGCACCCCTAATGATGTAATACCTTACAAGTTTAAATTTGACCTGATTAATCAGGCACGTTTAGACGGCTATACCCGTATTGTTTGGTTAGATTCGAGTATCAGGCTTCTTAAAAACCCTATTGAATTATTCGGTGAGCATGGAATAATTGCTTTCGATAATTTAGGCCATCCATTGTGGAAGTACATAAGCGATAAGGCCCGGAATAATTTAGGATTAAGTGAGGCTCAGTTAAAACTTATTCCGCAAACCTGGGGTGGTGCTATTGGTTTTGACTTTACACGGGATAAGGCCGGTGAAATATTTGCTGAAATTTACAGGCAAAGCACAATGGGAAGTTTTGAAACCGCAGGCAGCCATCGTTCAGGGTTCGTTTCTCACCGACATGATCAAAGCGTTATGAGTTGTATTTTTTGGCAGCATAAATATAAATTAATAGATTACGGATATATTGCTGCAAAGGCAGATGTAACTGAAAAAACTTATTTACAGTATGGAGATTAATAAACGCCTCGACCTCGTTGCAACCATAGCTTACTCCACAAAGGCAACGGTTTATAATACCTATGAGCTGGCCATGCAGGCTAAAAATATAGACGGCTGTTTTGTTGAATGTGGCGTTGGTGCTGGGGCGCAATTAATGGCAATGTGCCTTACTTTTTCAGGCAAAGATATTTACGGGTTCGATTCATTTGAAGGAATACCGTTGGCATCTGAACATGACGATTCGCAGCCTGGTATTGGTAAGTTTACACCGGTTGAAAACAGAATGGTTTCATCAGGCATAACGGCTCATTCGGTTGAAAATGTAATGGGTAACTTTGCGAAGTTTGAAATTCCATGCCATACATTACGCCTGGTTAAAGGATGGTTCTGTAATACATTACCAAAATTTCAACCCGTACCAATCGCATTATTACGATTGGATGGCGATCTGTACGAATCAACAATGGACTGCCTGAAGTATCTTTACCCGATGGTCAGTGTTGGAGGTATTGTTATAATTGATGATTACGCTTTGGCTGGGTGTAAAAAAGCTGTTGATGAATATTTTAAAAACAATTTACCGGATATTATACAGGTTCCCGGTGGTAATGGTCCTGTTTACTTTTATAAAAAATAGAAATATGCACTCACAAAACAACGAAGAGAAAATTATCTCAGACTACTTCAAAGGCGACAAAGGCACGTTCCTTGACCTCGGTGCAAATGACGGGATAACTTTATCAAATACCTGGGCTTTGGCGCAATCAGGCTGGAGAGGCACATTGGTAGAGGCTTCACCGGCTGCGTTCAAACGGCTTGAAACAAACTACCTCGGCAGTGCAGATACGATCATTAATTCTGCTATTGGATCATATAACGGAGAGATAACGCTGCACGAATCAGGTGAACATTTGGGTAAAGGTGATGTTTCTTTGCTGTCAACTGCAAAGCCGGATGAAATGAAACGCTGGCCAAAGGAATCGTTTACAGAGGTAACGGTTCCATGTATCAATTTTTCAACCATGCTCGGTATAAGCAAAATAAAAACCTTTGATTTTATCAGCATGGATATTGAAGGAATGGAGCTGGATGTTTTGCCTCAAATGGATTTACAGGCATTAGGCTGCCGCATGATCTGCGTTGAATACAACGGCAAAGAGCAGCAAAAATATGATGCTATTATTACGCCACAGGGATATACATTAACACACAAAAACGGTGAGAATTTAATCTATTCAAAACTTTAATCCATGTGCAATAAGCTGGTATTTAGTTCTGCAAAAGAGGCCTTAAAACATATAAGGGAACAGAATAGTAATAAATACCTTGCACGTAAATTAACAGCTTCATATTATTGTAATGAGTGCCAATGCCACCATGTTACAAGTAAAAAACAAATAAAGTATGAAAAAAATTGAAATGACTTTTTACAACATTAACCCGGGTAAAGCATTTGTCGGGTTAAAGTTTGTACTGTTTGAAATAACCACTGATGAATCGCAGATTATTTACGATTGGGGTTTTGCTGAATGGCTGGGTGATCAGTGGGGTGAAGTACCTACACCTGAAAATTTCACCTGCAAAGTTATCCGTTGGGCAGATACCGTTGATCCTGATTTATTGCTGAAGGAGGAGAGTAAAATAATTAAAATATAAGTAATGGGAATAGTAATTGAAATGCAACCGTATAAAACAAAGATTGCAAAATGGAGGCATAAATTATTTAATTGCCCTACATTCTGGAAGTCAATATGGAATACTTTATTTAAATCAAAGCCATCTTATCGTTGCCCAAAATGTAAAAAAGCTATGCATTGTTATTGGGATGGCAATGATGTGACAGATAAGGGAATTGATTTATGTGATAAATGTGCATCCGTTAATAATTTGTAATATGTCCGCATCTTTAACCTGTAGCGGTTGCCGGAACCCGAACTTAACCAGGGATGATTTTTACTGGAGCAAAAAACAGAAAGATATTAAAACGCAAAAACAGTGTAAAGCCTGTGTGTACAAAAAAAGGCACCCGGTTGAAGGGAAGTTGTTTTGTATTGAGTCTTTTAAGAAGTATTATGCTTATTGAAAAAGCCTGTATTTTGTACAGGCTTTTTTGTATATTTGTAGTGACTAAAAAACAAATAACATGGCAAATCTAAGCAAAATTGTAGGTATCTACAAAATAACTTCTCCTACCGGTAAAATATACATTGGGCAAAGCTGGGATATAATTTCAAGATTCGGTCAACACAGAAGAGAAAAACGCCCCATACTTGTCTTAAATAGATCAATATTAAAACATGGTGCACATTCACATACTTTTGAAATAGTACATACACTACCTTTTGATGTAACACAATCTGTACTTGACATTTACGAACAAATTTATATTGACGCTTATAAATCCTGTGGAAGTAATTTACTTAATATGAAGGACGCTGGTTCTACAGGGAAAATGTCTGTAGATGCAAGAAAAAGAATGAGTATTGCAAACAAAGGTAGAAAGCCGTGGAATATAGGGATGAAAGGTGCTTATACTCCAACTCAGGAAACACGGGATAAGATAGGTAAAGGTCATTTAGGAAGAAAAAATACCGCTGAAACTATTGCAAAAATGAAAGATAAGGCAACAGGCAGAAAGCATACGGAAGAATCAAAGGCTAAAATGTCAGAACAGCGAAAAGGCAATCCGGGTTATAGACTCGGTCAAAAAAATTCACCCGAACATATTGAAAAAACAAGATTATCCAAAATAGGATTTAAGCACTCTGAGGAAACAAAGAAAAAGATAAGTGAAAATAATTGGATGAGAAAACAAAAGTTAGAACGCCTTAGGATTGCCACCACCAGCAACCCATTCCTGATAATTTGAACTACCATAAATCCTATCTCTTATATCTTTTGGAACCTGTCTGACTGCCACAGGCTGTATGCTATGTCTGCAATTCCATCCGCCGGCTCTTATAAAAACATTTTCAGGATTTGTACCTTCTATCATACCGTATGGCAATCCTGTTTTTTTGTAAATAGGAACTGATTCCCCATCGCATTTTAAGCCTTTGCCCAAAAGCAAATCAGGAACTTCGCTTATATGAAAATAATTTAAATCTGTCATCGCATTACACCAGCAACGAGTTGTATCTATATCTGTATTCATGTATCTGTAGAATTGATACCCTAAATCATTTGATACAATGTTTGTGTACGATCTTGAAAATTGATTTATACTGTCATTCGCCACCGTCTTAACATACCTGTCTAAAATACCTTTGCTTTCAGGCGTATTGGTGAGCGATTGGCGCAACTGTTCTGACAGGTCTTTATAACTGCCGCCGGCAGTAATATTCTGCCTCAGGATGCCAATTATCGCATCAGAAACATTAGCGGATATACCTTGCGTGGTAAGTGATTTAACCGTATCTGTTATTGCCTGGTTGCGGATAGCTTTTAACAGCGGCTTTGGCTTAAAGGTTTTCTCAATGCTTTTCCAGTATTCAAACTGCAAAGCGTATACATCATTGAACGACTTCGCAAAATCCTTAATCTGATCTGTGTATTCCTTGTTTAAGATAAGCCTGTTCAGCTTGTTTTTAATACTGGTAAGGATAGATAGATTCTTAACGGTAACTGAAATTTTATCCCCTTTGGTATCGAGGCGTTTTATTTCATTAAGCATTTCCTTGTACAGCCTATCCTGTAAATCAGGGATTGATTTATCGAACCTGGAAAGGCTCTTTTTTATGGTCTTTACTATGTCGTTAAAATCAGGCAATTTGTGATGTTATTTCTGTTGCTTTTTTACGTAGTAATGCTGCTAATTTACTATCCCCGTCTGCCTCTGCTCTTGATGCTGCGAGTGTTAACTGTTGTAATGCTAATGGTAATTTTCCTAAATCCCCCCCCCTAAATCATTCGGTAAAAGTTCTTTTCCAGGCGCATCAATCTGCTCCTGTGCCATTTTGTAAATAACTTCTTTCTGCTTAATCACATCCATATCTGCAAAGGCAGGTTCAGCTTCAATAGCATTTGAAACGAATTTATTGATGTTGCTGCTTACCACATAATCCAACTGAGTGATCCCGTTATTTGATAACCGGCTCATTTTATCATCTTCAGTTATGCCGGCCAGCGGATCTAATTTTAATACCAGGCCAACAAAATGAGCAATATCCAAATCGTTATTGAACGCCTTGGTTGCATAAGTAACCTCCATTGCATTCAGGATAGCCGGATTCAGTTTGTTTTTAATGGCAGAGGTCATCTGCTCATCATAGTACTTGGTGCTTAAAATATCGTACTTCTCAGGCACTGCAATCATGGGCAGCATATCGTAAATTTCAGACTTTGTATATTGGCCTGAATACCGGTACAAAGCAATTAGCCAGTACACGGTATCAATAATACGAACCATATCCTCTGCAATCGAATGAACCATTGAGTTTAATTCGTCCTTATCAACTTCTTTTGCGGTGCCTGATTGGTTTAACGGTGTAGATGCCAGGAACTCAAAGTTAATGGCGGCCAAAGCGTTAAAAATATGGTCATTAACTCCTTGCTGTTGCAGTTTTATTATCTCAACAGGCCCATGAACATATCCCATTGGCGGTGTTGGCAACGGATGCTTATCCGATTCCGTTGGGCCGATGACTGTTTTACTATATGGTCCGGCTGCTACCATACCGGAACCTGAACAGTTATTACAAATTACCTGGCAGGCCAGCTCACCAATACCTTCATTCAGCTTTCCTATTCCCTTACATTTTGCACATTGCTGCTGTGTGTATTCCCACCTTTCAGGGAACATACTTAAAAAAACGGCAGCCTGGAGGTCTGAATATTCCCTCAATGCCTCGTTAAACTCAGATAATATTCCTGCAATCCGGCTTTCATAAAGGCTATGTGTACCGTAAACATCAATTACAATACCACCCATTTTAAACATAGGCAGCTCATCCAAACCATGCTCGTAATAATAAGCCTCTGTATAATCACCACGG